AATGACGAATTGGTTGTTCGATCCAGCATGACTCTGGAAAAACATCGAACCCGCACCTTTTGTACGTACATTCAGTCCTACATCGGTGTCCGTGCCAGTGGCAGACACTACGACAGCAGTTGCTGTCGCTCCACCAGTTACCTCAAAGTAGTTCACCGCACTGGTGGTGTGGGCAACGACGAATTGCCTCACCCCGGAAGCGCCGGTAACAATGAGGAACGACTGATTGTTCGATACGTATATCCCGAATTGCGTAGCGCCACCACCAGCGACTATCGATGCACCATCGCCAATGTAGGCAAGAGTGCCGCCAGTGGATACGAATGACGCGGAGATACTGGCGTTTCCGCACTGAAACAGTGCTACCGACGATCCAGTTAAGCTGGCGAAATGGTGGTATCCGGCTCCCTTGGCTTCGTACTTTATGTTTACATCGGTGCTGGTGCCTTGCGAAGAAAGGATCGGAAGCCCCGATGCCGAGCCAGTCACCTGAATGTAGTTCACCGCGCTGGCGGTGTGGACGACGAGGAATTGCGGACTGCCAGAATTGGTGAAGAACAAGAATGAACCGATACCCTTGGTCACAAACTCCATCGCAATGTTCGTGTCGCTTCCCTGCGAGCGAATGTCCACAGGGGTTCCCGTCGCCGCCCCCGTCACCTGCAAGTAGTTCACCGCCGACGCGGTGTGGGCGACGAGGAATTGCAGAGCAGTCTCTGACGCCGTGTAGAAATAGTGAGCGCCAATTCCCTTGGTGACAAACACGAGAGGAATGTTGGTGTCCGAACCAGCAACGATGACGTGCGGCGCTAGTCCAGCCGCCGCTCCGCTCACCTGCAAGTAGTTCACCGCGCTGGCGGTGTTCGCCACCACAAACTGCGTCCCGCCCGTAGTCATCAACGAAAGCGAGGCCGCGGAGCCGGTGGTGATGTTTCCCGTAGCGACGGTCAGCGTCGTGCCATCGAAAAGCAGGTTCGCCGACGAAGTGATGACGCCCGTACCCGTGTGCCCGTAGGCAACCTGACCCAAGCCCAGCACCGCAGCAGCGCTCAGCGGGTCTTCAAGCAGGATATCGGTCAGCGTATCGGTGCCGTAGCCCGTCTTCGACACTTCCAGCGTGTAGCGAGCGTCCGCAGCGTAAAAAGCAAACTGGCCATCCACATCCGTAGTCAGCGGGTTGCTGACGGTTGTGATGCCGTTGTCCGAGTAGATGGTGGCAACCGCGCCTGCCGGGTAGGTCCTGACGGTGACCGACGCGCCGACAACGACGTTGCCGTTACGATCCAGCACTACATCTTGGTATTTTTGCATCAGTCGATTGCCCCCGGAACTTGCCCAGTCTCTTTGTCAGTAAGCGGTTGGGTCTGGATAGCAGCCGTCAACATGCTAGCGGCGCGCTTGTAGAAGGCATCTGCGCGCTGTGTCAGCACATTTTCATCGTCCGCCCACTCGACTTCAGCCGCGGTCATGTCCACCACCGCGGGCTGATAGATTTCAGAAATGGGCAGGGTGTCGGCAAATGCGTACCCAGCTGGGGGTACGGTGTACTCGGCATCCAGCGTTCCTGTGCCGTTGGATGGCGGGTAGACGAAGAACTTGCTCGGGTTGCGGCTGTGCCGCATCCAGTTGACGATGCTTGTCGGTGCAACCGGAGCCGCTACGCGCCACGTAGGCGTGAGCATGTCGAGCGTCTCGCGGTTCACTTCCACCACGGCATTGCCAGCGCTGATGCCAAAGACCTCTACGATGCGGCCGTAGTTGGGCACAGTCTGCGTGAAACCCGACACGAGGGTGATCGTGCCAATGGTGGTGAACAGGTCCGGCCGCAGCAGGGAAATACGCCGCATGGCACGGTTTACAGCGGTCAGGAGGTTCGCGTCAGTACTGCGATAAGCAGTGGCGTCTGCGTCCTTGATTACCTCCCTAACCTCGGAAATGATTGTATTTGGCGTCATCAGGGAGCGAACACATCGGAGAGATCAGGTTTCTCCGTGCGCTGCTCCTGAGCGGCCTTTTTCGGCTCGGTGGCAACTTGGGTTGGGATAACCACTGCTCCGGCTTTGTGCTCGGAGACGGTTACCTTGGGGGCAACTGCTCTGGGCATTTCTGGCATTTCCAGTCCCAGAGTATGAGCAATTTCAGCGCGATACCCGTGAACACTGGGATCGTACTCGATCATGCCACTGAGCTTGAGCCAGTCCGGGTTCCAGCCGAACAACTCCCCATCCGACAAACGGATGATGTAGCGCGCTTTTGCCATAGGGACGCCCGATCCCTTTTGGGGACCGGGCTACCTCCTATCAGGCCAGTTCAGTTACCTGACCGCCTTGGAACAGCAGAATCCACACCGCGAACCTACAGTTCGTCAGTGCGGCCGTGGCAATGGTGAGCCTCGCCTGTGTCGCCGTAGCGACGTTGATCGAGGGACCAGCGCCATCCAGCGTAGCCGCCGCCATGGTGCCTGCCGCAGCGTTGGACGCTTGAGCCGAAGCCCAAGCGGTTGCCGCCGCCGCAGTACCCCACGAAATGGTCGCCGTGGTGGTGACCGTCTCGGGCGAAATGATCTCGACGCCGCCGCAGATGATGTACGAGCCGACGGGAATCTGGATCAGATCGATGGTGTTTGCCGCTGCCCACGTAGTCGCTGTTACGCCCCACTTCGCCGTGTTGGTCACGTCGATGTACTGGCGATATAGCGACGGTGCCAGCTGCATTCCAAACGAGCTGGAATGCCCCGCCCCGTAGGTGGTGGTGCTTGGAACAAATGAGATTGCAGCCATTTGGTTTTCTCCTTACTGGTAGCTGTAGAGCAGCGCGAGTGCGTCGCCCTTCGTCACCTTGTAGCCGTAGACCTTCAGGCCACGCAGGATGTTGCCGAAGGTGGACTCAGCACGCAGCGTCTCGACCTTGACGATCTGGGACGCGAACGTGAAGCCAACCTTGTGCCCTGCGATGACATAGAAGGCGCGGAACGAACCATCGGTGACTGGGGTGAGCAAGTTGCTGGAATACAGCGTGAAACGGTCGATCATGCCAACGCGGCCGTTCCGCATGACGCTGGTAGCGTCACCCGTAAGGGATGCGTCCTTCAGATCGGATTTCTTGATCATCGCTACCGCCCACGCGGGCAGCACCACCCAACGGCCCGTCTCGGGGATGTTCTGTTCGTCCAGAACTTGACCGAGGTCGAGCAGCTTGTCGAGGATGTTGCTCTTGGTGAGTTGAACTGGCGTGCCTGTCACACCAAGGTTGATGTTCTGCGAAATGAACCCCGCAGTCAGCCCCTTGTTGCGCGCCGGGATGCCAGCGTCAACTGGGATAGCCGCCAGAACGTCGCGGTCCACGGAAATCTTCATCTGCTCCGCGGAATCCGAAGTCCAAGCGTCCATCTGATCGAGGTCGGACTGCACCGCGATCACATCGTCGATGATCGGGGCGAAGTACTTGCCCTTGTCGATCAGCAGTTCGACAGTCGGCGAGTCCGGGCGCTCGTACACCAGATTCTGACCCGCGACGTAATCGCGAATCTGAATATCCGGTACCTGCCGGATGATCACCTTGTCGCCTTGTTGCGAAATCAAGCCTTCGTAGTCCGTGTTGGCGATTTGCGTCAGGACCGAAGACGCGTAGAACTTCTCAAGCCACTTCCCGGCCCATAGGGTCGGAATGAAGGTACCTGACTGTGCAGGCATCCCTCCTGCGATTGGGTAAGCCATTTTTCAGCCTCGTGAAAAGGTGCGCGCTAGGCCGCTATGCGGTTTTCCTTTTGCGCTTTGAAAATTTCCCCCTCGATGCGGGCTTTCTCCTGAGGGCTTACCTTGCCACGCGCTACGTCACTGTAGAACTGACTGATCTCACCCTGCGACCACTGCCTGCCGGTGTTCTGTGTCACTACATCTGGCGCAGAACGCGAAGCAGGTTGGGCTTGCCCGGAAATGTCGTTTTTGGGCCTAGCAGCATGAAACGCAGCCAATTTCTTGTAGGCGTTGAAGTAGCTGGCCGCGGCTTGAGCATCAAGCATCGACACAGCTTCATTAAGGCGCTCCTGAAGAGTACGCTTGTGCGCATCCAGAGGGTCCACTTGCGAAAGCCACGACAAGAAAGTGTTGTCGTAATTCAGCGCATTGAAGTCGGGGACCAGCTGCACCAGATCGCTTTCAAAGCGGCTCTGACGCGTTTGAGCTTGGTCTGCACTCACGCTCTTCAACTGTGTCTCAAGTTCAGCATTGCGCCGCTGCATGTGCGTCATGTTCACGTTGGCCTGTTCCAAAGCAGCGTTCAGAGGCGCAGCGACTTCACGTGCCTTGCGCTCGATGACGTTGATCAGGTCAGGGCCGAACTCCTTGATTTCCGCTTCGGAAATGGGAGTGACGGGATTGGATGGCGGGGGAGCATTTCTTACCTGCTCCGCATGCGCGGTCAACTCATTGACTTGAGTCTGCATGGATTGCAGTTGAGATTGCAGTTCGCTATTCGAACGTACCAACGTGCGGTGGATACCTTGCAGCGAGCGGTACTGTTGCAATAGCTCCTGATACTGCGCTTCCGGCTGGGGAGCCGGGACAGGGGCTGGTGCAGCTGCCACAGGGGGTTCCGCAGGTTTGACGAGAGTAGGCTGAGCTGGCGGTGGTGCAGCCTGTGCTGCCTTTAGCTCGTCTTCGATACGCTTGGCTTCTGCGATCTGTTGCCGAACTTGCTTCGGAAGTCCCATTTTCACTGGCTCCGGCTAAGTTGTGCGAGTACTTCACGTGCTTTTTGGGCGTGGTTATGCAGTAAATCTAGCACTCCATAAGCCCCTTGGGCACGGTACAACGGAACGTCGGTAGCCACGCTAAGCTGCGTGGCTCCCTCGCTCCTTGATTCCTTGATCCAGTCCATGATCACCCGGAAATTTGAGTTGTGTTCAAGATTGGCGAGTGCTTCAAGGATTTTCGGGTCGGGTTGTTTCAACATCACCCAACGCGATACAGTGTGAAGGTGTTGTTGGCGGTTTTGCGAGCACGGAAATGCCCGAAGGAAACCGTACCAACAGCATCGTTTGAGGCAACCGTCATGTTGCCCACCAGCGTCCACCCGGCGGCGGTAGTGATGGTCGAGTCTTCCGCTGCGACGGTGGAAATGTTGATGATCGAGAAATCCACTGAATAATTGACGGGAAACCCGCCAAAGGCGTTGATCAGGGCGGTGTCCAGCAACGCCGCAGTGACCAACGTGCTGGTTACCGCGCCCGCGGTACCACCGTTGATGGTGATTAGGCCGTTGACGATGCCAGCTGCCGAAATCGTGTTCGATGCGCCCGTAAGCGCAACAGGTGCTGGTTGTGACTTGACGACGTTATCGGTCAACAGCTGGGCGATGCTTCGCATTTCATGTCTCATGGCC